TGGGTCGACCGTACTGAAGCCATCACCGACCCCAGTACCCGTCAGCGTCAACCAGTGCCAGTGGGCGCTTCAGGTGCCAGCCGTCCAGAACTCGAACCGATGCGAGGCTTTGTGAGTCAGACGTCCCCCCCCCCCCCGCCATAAATGGGAGGGGGGGCCACGCCCCCGCCGCCCCCTCCAATGACACCAGTGTTCCGCGAAAGGAGACCCCCGCAATGGAGCAGAAAAAGCCCCCGACCTACTTCAAGTACCTCGCCCCCTCGTGCGCGCACGGCACCCCCACGCCGGAGCGGTGCAGCGCTTGCCAGTACGAGGCCATGCTGCACCTGGAGGCCGTCAAAGCAGCCAGCGCCCGAGCCGCCGAGCGCCTGCGCCACGAGGCCGAACGCCCGCCGACGTGGGAAACCGAGTGGCCCCCCGAGTACATCGCCTACATGCGCAGGAAGTACCCAGAAGCCACCTGGAAACAGTGGGCCCGCCTCCAGTTCTCCGACCCCGAGGCCAAGCGACTGGCGAAAGGGCTGGCACGATGAGCGCCCAGACCATGCCCGGCGCGGGCGAGGACGCGGCCCCGTACATCGTGGACGCGGCGGGGGACATCCTCTTGATTTGCGACCGCATCCTGGAGATGGCCAACGCGGACAGCCCGTACTCGATGAGCTGCAACCAGATGTCCATCGCGATGGACACCAACTCGATTGGCTTCCTCGCCAAGGAGATCATGTCCGAGGCCAACGGCGTTGCCGCGATGAGGCGCCGCCTGGAGTCGGGGGAGGGGAGCGCCGATGCCCAGTGATGCGATGCTGGCCGCCGTGAGTGTGCCCACGGGTGGCAGGGAGTTCTACACGCCGGAGGCGCTGGCGTCGGAGTTGTCGACGACGCCCGAGGCGCTGGCGATGCTGCGTTCGCGGGGCGCCGGCCCCCCCTTCGTGCGGGTGGGGCGCCGGGTGGTGTACCCCGTGGTGGGGGTGCGCATCTGGGCGCTGCAGCACATGACGACGCAGGGGCGCGCGCGGTGAGCGGGCGCGGGGATTGGCGCGCCCTGAGCGGGCGCCAGCGCCGGCGGATCACGCGGCTGGTGTACGAGCGCGACGGCGGCGTGTGCAGTCTGTGCCACCGGCCCGTCGCCCTCGCTGATGCGAGCGTGGACCATGTGGTCCCGCAGTCGAAGGGCGGGACGAGCGCGCTCGATAATCTCGCGCTCGCCCACCGTCGTTGCAATTACTCGAAGGGGAACCGTGTGGTCCCCACCGCTGCGAACGTCTCACATGATGGACTCGCGTGGTTTTTCTGATCCACTGGGGGCCGTTCCACCCCGCGCCAGCGTGGATTTTTCCCCCGGAAACTCAGGAAAAAACGGCCCCCGACCCGACCCGAGGATGTGAAGCGCCATGACGTCACCGGCCCTGTTCCCTGTGCCGATGTGCCCCCAGAATCCGGGGGAAATCCACAAGGGAGTGCGAAAGACCGTCGAACTCATCCAAAAGACCCCGGCACTCGCCGATGCTCTGGCGGGGCAGTGCGCGCTCGCGCTGCAGCTCGCCGTCGAGGCTGACAACGTCGATGCCTCCGAGCGCGCCTACGCGCGGGTGAAGCTGTACGACTCCCTTGCTGGCGTCCTGGCGAAACTGCAGGACGCCCTCGCTGGAGCTGGCACCATGAAGGACACCGGGGCCCTGGCCGACACGCTGCGCGTGATCGAGGGCCTGGGCGGCGACGACCAGGACGCCGCCCTGTGACCGCGCCCCTGGCACTGCCCGCGCCGTTCACGGCGCTGCCCCCGCCCGCGCGCTGCCCCGACCCGGACCCCGCCTACCCCCACAACGAGGGCGCCGGGATCGCCCGGGTCGCCCTCCTCATGGGCGCGCGCCTGCAGCCGTGGCAGCGACTCGTCGCCAATAGGGCGACGCAATGGCGGTGGGGCCGCGACGCCCAGGGCGCCCGCGTGCGCGAGTACAAGTACAAGACCGTCCTCGTGACCGTGCCGCGCCAGTCCGGCAAGACGTTCCTCCTCGTCCCCCTCATCGTCTACCGCCTCCTCCTGCGCGCGGGGTCGAAGGCCGTGTACACCGCGCAGACCGGCGCCGACGCCGCCGAGCGCGTCAACGAGATGATCGCCGCCGTCATCAAGAGCCCCCTCGGCGCGCTGCTCGCCCCCCGCTACTCCACGGGCTCCGAGGGGCTGACCGTGCGCGAGACGGGTTCCGTGCTGCGCAGGTTCAGTCCCACCAAGGACGCCGTCCACGGCGGGCACCCGCACCTGGCCGTGCTCGACGAGATATGGAAGTTCGACCAGGTCCTCGGCGATGCCCTGCTCGGCGCGATCCGGCCCAGCCAGGTCACCATCCGCGAGGAGGCGCAGATCTGGCTGGTCTCGACCAAGGGCACGGCCAAAAGCACCTTCATGAACCCGCTCCTGGCCGCTGAGGACGGGGCCATGTGCGTCATCGAGTGGTCCATGCCCGAGGGCCGCGACCCCTACGACCCCGAGACGTGGAGGCTCTTCCACCCCGCGATAGGCAACACCCAGAGCATCGACGCCCTGGCGTCGGACGCGGCGTCCACGCCCTACGCGGAGTGGATGCGCGCCTACATGAACGTCATCGTCGAGGCCGCCGATCCCCTCATGCCCCTGGCGGACTGGGACCGCCTCGCCGACGGCCCCACCACGGCCCGCGTCGGCCTCGACGACGTGGCAGTCGCATACGAGGCCGGCCCTTTGGGCTCCACCGGCGCCGTCGTCGCGGCCTGGAAAGACGCCGACTCCCTCACCCACGTGCGCGTCGTCCGCCAAGAGCCCGGCACGCAGTGGATCGCGCCCTACGTCGCCGACCTCGCCGCCGCCCACCCCGGAATGGGCCTATGGGCAGACGACGGCGGCCCCACGCGCCGCATCACCGACGACCTGCGCGCCCGCCCCGGCCTCGACGGGCGGATCACCACACTGACCATGACCGAGCGCGGCATCGCCGACGGAGACCTGCTCGCCGCGATGCTCGAAACCAGCACGCTGCGCCACGACGCCTCACCAGTGCTGCGCGCCGCCGTCGCCAACGCCGAAACCACCGAGCGCAACGGCGTGCGCCGCCTCGACCGCGACAAATCACCCGCCCCCATACCCTCCCTCATCGCCGCCGCCATCGCAGCCTACGGCGCAACCCACCGCCCCCCACCCCTATGGGTGCTCCCATAACGGCGTTTGTTATCCCCCGTTATCCCCTGTTATGTGAACCCCCGATAACTCGACGCGCCCCAACCCCGGCCCCGACGCTGTCGGGTATGACCCTCATGACCCGCATCGCCAGCGTCTTCGGCGTCACGCGCGCCCAGGACGCCGCCGGGTCGCTCGCGCAGGTCGCCCCGCCTCCGCGCACGCCCGCCCTGGGGGACCCCCGGGGCATGATCGCCGTCTACCGGGCGGTGCAGGTCATCACGACGGCCTGCGCCCAGCTCCCCCTCATCGTCGAGCGGGGCGGCGCGATCCTCACCGGCGCGCAGGTTCCCGCCCTCATCCGCCAGCCCGACCCGCGCCTGGGCCGCTCCGCGTGGATCACCCACATGGTGGCCAGCCTCGCCCTGCATGGCAACGCCTACGCCCGCATCGAGCGGGACCCGGGCGGCGCCGTGCTCGCGCTGCGGCCCCTGGACCCCCGCAAGGTGTGGGTCCGCGTCAACCCGACGACGCACGCCCTCGTCTTCGGCGCCGAGGGCACCACGCTCACCCGTGACGATATCCTCCACGCCCACCTCCAGCCCGCCGTCGTATCCGAGCCGCTGGGACTGGGACCCGTACAGGCCGCCCGCGCCGACCTCGCGGGCGCCGCCCGCATCCGCGACTTCGCGGCCCAGTGGTTCGACGGCACCGGCCAGCCCACCGGCATCCTCACCAGCGACGCCGCGACCTACGAAGACGCGGTCCGGGTCCGCAACGCCTGGAACGGCCTCGACGAGAAGGGCGAGCGCGTGGACCAGTCCATGAACCCCTCCGGGATCAAGGTGCTGCCGCGCGGCTTCCAGTACTCGCCCTTGGCGATCAGCCCCAAGGACGCCCAATGGGTGGAAGCGCAAGAGTTCTCCATCCTCCAGGTCGCCAGACTCTTCGGCGTCCCCTCCACGCTCATGCTCGCCGCCCCGCAAGGCGGGTCCATGACCTACTCCAACGTCGAACAGGACTGGATCAGCTTCACCAGGTTCAGCCTCATGGCGTACCTGCGCCCCCTTGAAGAGGCGCTGTCCGACGTTGCGGCGCGTGGCCAGGACGTGCGCTTCAACCTCGACGCGCTCCTACGCTCGGACACCAAAACCCGCTACGACGCATACGCCGTCGCCCTGGACAAGGGCTTCATGACCATCAACGAGGTACGCGCCCTCGAGAACCGCGACCCCCTGCAGGAGGACCACGCATGAATCTCACCACCCGCTGCGTCTCCGCGACCGTGCGCGCCGACACCGCCGACGACGGTCGCACCATCGTCGGCATCGCCGTCCCGCTCGACACCCCCACCCGCATCATCCCCGGGTTCTTCGAGCAGATTGCGCGCGGCGCCGTGGACACCGCAGCCCGCCCCGCCCTGTTCTACAGGCACGCCGAGCCCATCGGAGTCGTTACCAGCCTGCGCGAGGGCGACGCGGGCCTGGAAATGACCGCCCGAGTCTCCGACACAGCGCTGGGCCGCGACGCCGCAACCCTGGCCCGCGACGGCGCGATCACCAGCCTTTCCATCGGGTTCTTCGAGGTCGAGTACACCGACGCGGAATCCGAGGACGGCACCACCACCCGCACGCAGACCCGCATCGACCTGCGCGAGGTCTCCCTCGTGCCCATCCCCGCCTACGAGGACGCCCGGATCACCAGCGTCCGCCAAGCCCCCGCACCCACCCAGGAAGGACCCACAACCGTGAACAAATCCACCGCCGCGCCCACCTCCGAGGACCTGGACGCGATTCGCGCCGAGAACGCCGCCCTGGCACGCCGCCTCTCCCTCCTGGAGGCCACCGGCGCCGCGCCCGCCGCGCCCGCCACCGAGACCCGCAGCGCGGGCCAGCTCCTGCGCGCCGCCATCGTGGACGGCGACAAGAGCGCCGAGGCCGCGCTCGCCCTCGTCGTGGGCCGCGCGGCCCCCAACACCACCACTAGTGCGGACGCTCGCATGAACACGCCCACGTTCGTGGCGGACCTGACCCGCCTCATCGACAACGCCAACCCCCTGATGAAGTTGTTCAGCACCGACGAGTTGCCCGCCACGGGGAACACGCTCGAGTTCGCGCGCTTGAAGGAGAGCACCCTCAAGGTCGAGAAGCAGTCCGCCGAGGGCGCGGCGCTGCCCACCGGCGGCGTGAAGACCGAGGTCGCGACCGCGACCGTTGCCACTTACGGCGGCGGCACCGTGCTGACGCGCCAGGCCATCGAGCGCACTCCCGCCAATGTCCTCGACCTGTCTCTGAGGGGCATGGCCATCGAGGCCGGGAAGCGCCTTGCCACCGACTTTGCGACCGCGTTCGAGGCGGCGGTGAAGCCCCGAGCGGCGGGGACCATCACCGCGAAGAAGGCCGCCGCCGAGCTGGATTGGAAGACCGTCCTATCCCTCATGCTTGACGCCCTGGACGCCTACGAGGACATCGCCATGAGCTGCGACGGCCTGATCCTCAACCGCGCGACATTCGAGGCTCTGGCCGGGATGGTTGATTCCGCCGGCCGGCCGATCCTCGCGGTTTCCGGCAATCCCGCGACCAACGCGATCGGCACCGTCAGCGCGTCGGGCCGGTGGGTGGACCTCGACGGCCTGCGCGTCGTCACGAACAAGCACCTCACCGCCGCTGGAATGGGCGAGAACGTCGTCGGGGCGTTCTACAACCGCGAGGCCATCCGCACCTACACCTCGCCTCTGGCGTCGCTGCAGGACCAGGGCGTCCTGGACCTCACCGCCACGTTCAGCGTCTACCAGTACGCGGCCTTCGCCGACGAGATTCCCGCTTCGCTGATCCCCCTGAAGATGGGCGCCTGACATGTCCGCCCCCGACCTCGCCCGGTTCGTCGGCGCGCCCACCTCCGACCCCTACGTCGCCGAGTGCGCCGCCGAAGCCGCCGACCTGGTCGCCGCCCACGTCGGCGCCCGCGCTTCGGCGGTCCCGGCCCGGGTGATGGCCCGTGCCGTCCTCGAAGTCGGCGCGGACCTGTACCACCGGCGCAGCGCCAGGAACGGGATCGCGGGGTTCGAGGACACCGACATGGCGCCCGCGCCCGTGCGCATCAACCGCGACCCCCTGGTGCCCGCCAGGCCGATCCTGGCGCCGTGGATGGGGGTGCCCATCGCATGATCCGCACCCGCCAATGCACCAATGAGCTTGCCCGCGCCCTGGCCGACGCCCTGGGCGACGCGGCGGTCGTGGTCACCAGCGTCGAGGAGGCCACCGGCCACGTCCTCGCAGGGGCCACCACCGTCGTCCTCGCCCCGCCCAAGATCACCAGCGACACCGGCGTCGCCTACGCGCTGGAGTGGCAGGTCCCCATCGTCGGCGCGCCCGTCGCCGACCCGGACGCCGCGTGGGACGCCCTCGACCGCGCTCTGAGCGCCATCGACCCCTTCGTCGAGTGGGAGCGCGCCGATCCCATCACCTGGACCGGAGCGCAGACCGCGGCCGCGCCCGCCTACCTCCTCACCATCACCCGCACTGTCCCCAAAGGAGACCCCCAATGACCACCCCCGGTGAAATCCGGCGCCTGGGCCCAGGCGTCTTGAAGTTCGGCGAGACCGCCACTGCAGCCGAGTTCTCGGCCCGATGCTCCAACGTCGAGGTCGCCCCCACCATCAGCTCCGAGTCCACTGTGGCCCTCCTGGACGGGTCGGACTACGTGCCCGAGGGGTCGCCGGGCGGTGAAATCAGCGGGAAAGTGTACCAGGACTACACGATGGACGGCCTGGTGGCCTGGTCCTGGAAGCAAGCGGGTAAGACCCTGCCGTTCGTGTACCAGCCCGTGAAAGCGGAGAAACTGCAGGTCAAAGGTAAGTGCGTCATCCAACCGATCAAGATCGGCGGGGACGTGAAGAAAACCAATGACTCGGACTTCAAGTTCGCGCTGGTGGGGATGCCCGACCTTGTCGAGGCCACCGCGACGCCGCAGCAGTGAGCGCCGGCGCCCAGGGCGGGGGCGTTGTCCGCGTCGAGGGCGCCCGCCAGTTGCGCCGCACCCTCACCGAGGCTGGCGAGGACCTGTCCGACCTGAAAGCGACGCACAAGCGGGTCGCCGAAATCGCGGCCCGCGCCGGTCAGGGCCTCGCCCCCGTCATCACTGGCGCCCTCGCCGCCAGCGTGCGGGGTACCGGTTCCAAGACCGCCGCCACCATCAAGGCCGGGGGCAAGCGCGTCCCCTACGCCAAGGCCGTCCACTGGGGCCGCATGATGTGGCCCTCCAAGACCGCGACGCCCCGCCCTCCCAGGACCCGCCACGAGGCGTTCATCTATCCGCACCTCTTCCTCACCCGGGGCGCGCGCGACACCGAACCCGAATGGGTGCGCCTCTACCTCGAATCCATCGACGACGCCCTCAACAAAATAGAAGGAGCCCACAAATGAAAAAGCTGTACATCGACTACGAGCTCGACGACGCCACAACCGGCCGCGTCCGCGTCCTCGCCGCCGACAAGGTCCGGTTCGAGTCCGCAGCCCGCGCCAACGGCTGGCCCCTCGCCGACGGCCCCCGCAGCGTGTGCGTCATGCTCTACGCCGCCCTGACCCGCACCGGCGTCCTCGCCGAGACCATCACCTACGAGACGTTCGTCAACGAGGTGCTGATCGACTACTCCACCGACGCCAGCGAGGACGCGGACCCTACGAACTAGGCGGCCACACGGCCGCCGTAGTCGCCCTCGCCATGCGCACAGGGATCCCCGCCAGCGCATGGCTCGCCACCCCCGAGCACCTGGAAATCGCACTCGCCCTCATGGAAGGAGTCGCCCATGGCTGACAAGACCGCGATCTTGTCGATACGCATCCTTGGCGACGCCTCGAAGGCCGTCAGCGAGTTCGACACCGCCGGTGGCGCCGCCGAGGGCCTGGGCGCCCGCCTCGGGGGCCTGCCCTGGGCCGCCATCGGCACCGCCGCCGCCGGGGCCGCTGTCGCCGCTGGCAAAGCCCTGTACGACATCGGCGAGACCTTCGACGGCGTCGCCGATACGATCCGCATCGGCACCGGCGCGACCGGGGACGCCCTCGACGGCCTCGTCGACGTCGCCAAGAACGTCGGCACCCAAGTGCCCGCACAGTTCGACGACATCGCCCCCGTCGTCGCCGACCTCAACACCCGCCTCGGCCTATCCGGCGACACGCTCCAGACGGTGGCGTCCCAATACCTGGAGGCCGGCCGCATCCTCGGCCAGGACGTGGACATCAACGCCACCAGCGCCGCCTTCTCCGCGTTCCACATCGAGGGCGACGCCGTGGTGGGCGCGATGGACACCCTCTTTCAAGTCTCCCAGGCCACGGGCGTGGGCATGAACGACCTCGCCGGAGGCGTGCAGACCAACGCGCTGGCGATGCAGGAGCTCGGCTTCACGTTCGAGGACTCGGTCAGCTTGTTCGGCGCCCTGGACAAGGCCGGCGTGGACGCCTCCTCAACCCTGAAAGCCATGCAGAAGGGCATGCTGAACCTCGCCCAACCCGGCGAGGACACCGCCGCGGCATTCAGGCGGGTCACCGGCGAGTTGCAAGGGTACATCGACGCAGGCGACACCGGGGCCGCTCTTGACATCGCGGGCAAGGTCTTCGGCACCAAGGGCGCGGCGCAGATGGTCCAAGCCCTGCAGGACGGCACGCTCAACATGAACAACCTGTTCGAGGCCACGGGCGCGACCTCCGACACGATCCTCGGCGTCGGCGAGGAGACCATGGACGCCGCCGAAAAATGGGAAATCCTGAAGAACAAGGCGCTCGTCGCCCTGGAGCCCATCGGGTCCGCCCTCTTCGACGGCGTCGGCAAGGCCCTCGACTGGGTCATGGGACTGCTCGAGGGCTTCAACCTCGATTCATTGAGCGGTGCCGGGGAAGTCATCTCCACCATCGGCGACGGATTCGCCGCGTTCGCCGACGGCGTCCAGACCTACCTCACACCGTTCATCGAAACCGTTGCGCCCCTTGTCGCCGACGCCTTCAAGCTCATCGGGACCTACCTCGGGGACTTGTTCACCCTTTTCGGTGAAGTCTTCGGCTTCATCGGGTCCCTCCTCTCCGGAGACTGGGAGGCCGCGTGGGAGCACGTCACCGGCATCGTGGACGCGGCAGTCAAACTCATCGGCGACCTCCTCAGTGGCATGTGGACGCTCATCGTGGACCTCCTCAGTGGCCTATGGGACCGCATCACCGGCATATTCCAGTCGGGCGTCGATCTGGTCACCGGGATCTGGGGCGCGGCGTGGGACTGGATCACCACCGCCGTCAGCAATGCCATCGGCGGCGTCATCGGGTTCGTCTCTGACCTGCCCGGTAACATCGTCTCGGCCCTCGGCGACCTCGGGCACCTCCTCCTCGACGCCGGCGCAGCAATCATCCAGGGCCTGATCGACGGGATCACCGGCGCCATCGGCGGCGCCATCAGCGCGGTCATCGACGGCATCAGCGGCCTCGTGGACAGCGTTCTGGGCTTCCTGGGCATCCACTCGCCCAGCCGCGTTTTCCGCGACATCGGCGCCAACACCGGGCGCGGCCTCGTCCTCGGCATCGACGATATGGCCCCCAAGGTCGCCGACGCATGGACCGACCTCATGGACGTGCCCGGCGGCCCCACCCTCACCGCGCGCCTCGACCCAGCATCCGCCCGCGCCGCGCAGACCGCCCACGCGGCCGCGCTGGAGCGCCCCGCCCCGACCGTCAACATCACCATTCAGGGCGCGCTAGACCCGGTCGCAGTCGCGCAGCAGATCCGCGGCATCCTCGGCCGCGCCGACACCCTCCTGGCAGGAGCGACCACCGTATGACCCCCCCGCCCCTCGCCCCTATCATCACGATCGGCGGCAACCAAATCAGCGGCTCAGCCGCCGACTACGGCACCCGCCCCACCGCCGTCGCCCCCCTGACCATCACATGGGGCCGCAACAACCTCATCGGCCACCCCGACCCCGCCACCGCGACCATCACCCTCACCTGGCCCGCCGCTCAGGCCCTCCCCGCCATGGTCCGCGTCGGCGCAGACGTGCGCATCACCACCACCGACAACACGATCATGCTGTTCGCCGGCACCGTGCGCGGCATCGAGATCGCCCAGCCCGCCCGACGCGGCGCGCCAGCGACCGCGACCATCACCGCCACCGACTACATGACCGCCCTCACCGGCGCTCGGATCTACCGCCTGCCCGGCTCCAACCTCACCAACATCCCCGACCAATTCGGCGGCGGCGGCTTCTACTACTGGGACATCGAGGCCGCCAAGCGACGAATGGACCGCCTCCTCACGGCAGTCCGCCCCACCGCGCACCTCGAAATGCCTCCCAAAAGCGCGCCCGCCAGCGCCGACGCCCTCACCCAGCTGAATGCGGGCGTCCGCTCGGTCGGCCACAAGTGGCCAGACATGTACTCCTCCAACGTCTGGGCCACCCTGCGCCCCACCCTCACCGCCGCCGCCGGCACACTCCACCACACCCCCACCACCGACAACACCGACACATGGACATTCGTCCCATGGGGTGAGGGCGGCAGCGACTTCCCCAACCCCATCCCCTCGCGCTACTTCAAAGGCGGCCTCTCAGCGACCACCAGCGCCGACGCCATGATCGACCTCGTCGAGGCCACCTACTACCTCCCCCTCATCGGATACCGAGAGTTCTACACACCCCAGGCCCTCTACCGGTCCCGCACCCTGCGCACCAACCCACAAACCTCCCTCCGCCTCGAAACCGACCTAGAAGGCTGGGGCTTCAAGGGCCCCGGCCCAAAGAACCCCAAAGACCTAACGGACATCGACCGGCTCATCACCCGCGTCTCCCGCGTCCTCAGCGCGAACTACTGGAACCTCACCAACTTCGTTCCCATGCTCCGCGGACACTTCGGCGACTTCCTCATCCGCACACTCATCAACCCCGCCGCACGCTGCCAACTCACCCTCACCCTCTCCGCCGTCCCCGCCTGGCTCGGACTCGGCCCCTACGTCCGCATCAACCCCCTCGGCGCCACCAACCGATGGACCGGACGCGAATGGACCATCGAACTCAACGCCGCCCGCCGAACCTTCTAACCAGCCCGAAAGGACAACCACGTGACCCTGAAAAACGAAACCCTATGCACCTGGGCGCGCTACGCCACCACCAGCGCCAACATCGGGTACTCCCAACCCAATCGATGGGCGATCTTCAACCTGACCGAGATGATCCCCGGCGCGGTAGCGGAGGCCGACTGCTCGTCGCTGGCCCTGTGGGCGGCCCTGCGCGCCGGACTACCCACAGGAGACGCCTCCTACACCGGTGATATGCGCGGCGAGCTCGCCGCCGCCGGGTGGTCCGTGATCCCCTACGCCATGACCGGCGGTGACGCTGACAACCTCTACCCGGGCGACCTCCTACTCAGCGAGGCCGCATCCGGCGGCGTCGGCCACGTCGCCGTCAACCTCGACGACGACACCGTCGCAGAAGCGTGGATCGACGGGCAGGGCGACATCATGGGCTCCGCAGGCGGGGACGGCCCCGGCGACGACACCGGGGGCGAGACCCGCGTCATTGGCTTCTACGCCCACCCATACACCGCGCGCGGCCTGTGGACGCATGTCCTGCGCCCGCCCGCCGAAACCGTGGACCCTGGCGCCACCCCCGGCGCCGACACCACCCCCACACCGAAAGGAATCCCCAATATGTTCGGAATCACTTACACCGCTAATGCTTACGGCGGCATTACGGCATACGTGCTCATCACTGAGTCCGCCGGTGCCGACGCTCTCGACAGCGTGATGGCCCAGGTCTATAACGACGTGCTCCCCAACGGCTTCACCGAGGTCCCCGAGCACCACGCCGAGGCCATGATCCGCGAGGCTTGGCAGCGGCACAACCGTGTCGCCGCCCGCGCCGCCGCAGACGTGCGCGTGGACATCGACGCAGCCACACAGCGCGTCCTCGCCGCCGTCAAGGAAGGAGCCAACAAGTGAGCGCCAACACGTCGAAGATCTCTGAGGATCCCACGCCGCAGCCCATCGGCTGGCTCACCCCCCAGATCCGACGGTACGTCTACAACGTCACCATCGCCGCGCTCGGCGTTGCCCTGGTCTACGGCGTCGTCGATGGCCAGCACGCCGCCGCCTGGGAGGCCCTGGCTCTCGCCGTCGTCGGCCTCGCACGCGCCCACGTCCCCGGCGGCGCCGAGTGAGTGCTGCCCACGTGGCCGCCGAGGTCATCACCGCCCTCGGCGGCCTCACCGGCGCCGGTGCGATCATCACCAGCACCGCCGCCCTCCTGGAGGCCCGACGCGTCCGCGCCAGCGTCGAACCGAATCACGGGGACTCAATGGCCGACGCTGTTCGCCGCATCGAAACCTCCGTCGACGACCTCCGGGACGACATGCGCAGCCTCGACCACAGGCTCGGACACGAACTCGGCGAAGTCAAGCGCGTCGCCGACCGTGAGCACGCCGACCACGCCGAACGGCTACGGGCGCTTGAGGCGCGGGCGACCGCCCTTCCCGGGCCGCGCCGCTAGCCACGCGTCAATCGTCGCCGCCGTCCACCCCCGCGCGGCCTTGTCGCCCAGTCCGACCAGCACGTCGGGGGCGGGCAGGCGGCCCTGCTTGCCGTAAGTTCGGGCGGTCTCCACGGTGATGCCCGCCCGCTCCGCCAGGTCCGAAATGCTCAAATAGCGCTGCATGGTGCCCCTCTCTGGGTTTTTGGCTGGACCCGGCCCCCGTCTCCGGGGGCCGGGGGTTGCTCACCGCTTCCGATGCCTGCCCTTGCCCCTGCTGAATCGCTCGATCAGCGAAACAAGTGCTAGAATTGAAGTCGGAAGAGCAACCAAGGTTGTGATGATGTAGGAGATCATCTCATCCTCTTTCTTCCAGCCAGCCCCCCGGCCGCTCCGGGGGGCTTTCACTGTCTCCGGTTGTCTCCCGAAGACACTATAAATATACCCCCTACTAGGGGGCATGTCAAGGTGAGGGAGAACTGTCTCAAATAGCGGCCGCACCCACGCCCGCGCGCAGCGCGTCGTCCTTGACCGCGACGTACCGCTGAGTGGTGGCCACGGAGGCGTGCCCGAGTAGCCGCTGCGTGGTAATGAGGTCATGGGTCGCGGTATGCACGACAGTGGCGAAGCGATGCCGGAGCATATGCAGGGTCGCGCCCCCCGGTAGTGCGCGGGACGCGATCTTCCCGACGTGCCGCGGCGTGAGGTGCCCGCCGCGCGGCGACGGCAGTAGCCACGTGCCCGCTCCGATGCGGGCCCGCACCTCGCGCGCGAGCGAATCGGTCAGCGGGACCAGACGGTCCCGCCCACCCTTCCCGTGGACCATGAGCGTCCATCCGCCCAGGTCGGCGACGAGGTCGCGGCGCCCGATTTGCGCGATCTCCGCCCGCCGGAGCCCCGCCTCCGCCGCCAGGCGCAGGATCACGCGCCCCCGTGGATCCGCTGCGGCCAGCGCACGCCTGTAGTCCCCCTCCGAGACCGGCCTCGGCACCGCCGGGCCCGCCGTCACCGATGGCAGCGCCTCCGTCGGGTCGTCGACGGATCGGCCCGTCTCCACCGCCCACCGGTAGAACCCCCGCAGGCTCGCGTACATCGAGCGCCGGCTCTCGCGCGCCCACGTCCGCGACCCCGCCCACCGCACCAGGCGCGCCGACGACAGCGTTCCCGGGGCCGTCGCGCCCGCCTGGCGCGCGCACCTGCGCAGATGCTCCGTCCTCGTCTCAATGGTCTGCGCGCTCCGCCCAGCCGCCCGCAGCGCGCGCTCCCACTCCTCGATGGCCTCCGCCCACGCGGCGGTTATGGGGTAACGTTTCACGGACTTAGGATGCCCTCACCGCGCGCCGACGGCGGTATTCATCGAGATTGAGCACGTCGCACGGCGTTGCGCGCCCCGGACGGACTACGGACCAGAAGGTTGGGGGTTCGAGTCCCTTCGAGCGCGCAGCGGCCCCCCTCGGTGCGATCCACCGGCGGGGGTTCTGCTTATCCGGCTCACTCACCAGATCCACCACAGTCACGCCAAGGACGGCAGCGACTTTGGGTAGATCTTCAAGGGGCCACGCCCGCCCACCCTTCCAGCGCTTCGAGATGGTGGTCTGCCTCACTCCAAGAGCGCGAGCAATGTCCATCTGGTAAATGCCCTGGCGCGCGGCCTCCGCGCGGATGTTCGAGGCGACGAGGTCAACGAGGTCAACGTCGTCATCCGTTTCGGTCGGCGGGGTCATCTCTGCGGTACTCATGGGTCTATGGTATACCAAAATGGAATATCTGACCACATGTAAGGGTATGTCTACATGTGTCGGGGTTGCTTATATATTCCATATCGGGATATAACTACCCCATGCATGGTTCAAATGCCCTAGTTGCGCGTGAGGTACTTCACTTCATGCGTGTCCATGGTCTCACTCAAGCAGCACTCGCCGGTGAGCTTGGCATGAGGCAGGCAACCCTGTCTCGCAAGCTCACCGGCGTTCGTGCGTGGTCCTTGGCGGACATCGATGCGTTGGGGCGGATCGGTGTGCCGGTCAGCCTCGCGTCGTTTGTGCCGATGGAGGTGTGAGGCGGTGTCAGGGGTAGTAGGGGCTGGCGCCGCCCTCCCAGGTCGCGGGCCGTACTTTCTGGAGCACTGCCTCCAGGCGGTCCACCGCTTCGTTCAGATCCCGCAGATCGCGATGGAGTACGGCGATGCTCACCTCCGTCGCACGATCCTCGATGAGCTTACCCTCCATGAGGGCCGTCGCGTGGTCCACGCGCGCCAGCTGCGCACGGATCGCGTTCTCGAGCATGTGGGCTCTCGCCTTCGGTCTGGCATACGTCTTGTCGATCTTTTTCATGTCCCGCGTGAAGCTCATGGCGCTTCATCCCCTTCGTCGTCGATGGACGACTCAACTTTACCCACGAACCACGCCCGCGCGGGCGCGGTTCACTACTTGAACACGGAGGTTCACCAATGAACGAGTCACTGCGCGAGGACATCGCGGATTTGCTGTCCGAAGCCATCGAGGCGCTGGAGAAGGCACGCGCCCTCACCTCTCAGGCTGACGCGCTCGGCTGCTACAGCTGGCCCCTGCACGACCTCATCCTCGACGCCGAAAGCCTTCGCTTCGACGTTGGCGACGGCGTGGAGGTGGACGAATGAGCACCTCCACCACCAGGCGCCCGCGCCGGTACCGCATTGACTGGGTGCAGCTTGTCGCCGCCCTGGTCATGCTCGCCTCCTACGCCGCCGTGATCGTCCTGTGCTTCGCGCCGGTGCCGCCGGCGCCAGCCTCTACTCCGGCGATGCTCGTGTGCCTCGGATCGACCACTGTGTGGCTGGCCCGGCGCGAGGAGCACGACGGGGGTGAGGACCTGTGAGTGCCACCGACTCCCACGCCCTTGCCACCGTCCTGGGGAAAATCCGCCGGATCGCTGACCGCCAGGTCGCCGAGGGACGCACCCCCACCCATGTCCTGGACCGCAATCCCCGCCCCGCCCAGGAGTGGGTGCTGGTCTCGACCTACGCGGCCCTCGCCCTCGATATGCTCACCGACGCAGAGCGCCGGAGCGCGAGGCCCACGGGATTCCCATCGATCGACGCGCACACGCGGATGCTGGCCCTGGCCGACAGCCTGGCCGCGGTGGGGCACCCCGGCCAGGCCGACCTCGTGCGCGCCATCGCCGACGAGGTGCTGAGGGGAGCCATGCGATGAGCATCGACGTGGTGATCGAGTGGGACACTTTCGAGGACTCCGTGCCCGCCGTGCCGCCGGTGGTCTCGGTTCCCAAGGTCGAGTCCGTGGCCGCCCGGGCGGCCGTGCGCGAGGCGACTGCCCAGCGGCGGCGCCAGCGGGCCCGCAGGTTGCACGCGGGGATGGGTCTGCGCCGAATCCTGACGGCCCTCTCGCACATCGGCTGGGGGCCAATGCGCGGGCATGAGTTCGGGTGCTCGCGGGCGATCCTGGAGGCCCTGTCCCTGATGATGCACGCCGCGAAAGCGGACTACACGGCGTCGATCGACACGACGCGCTTGCAGATCGCCAAGCGGGCGTCGTGCGACCCCCGCACGGTGACTCGGTGCATGGCGTGGATGGAGGACGCCGGGGTCGTCGAGTGGCATCGCGGGGGGATCGTGAACGGTGCTCCTCGCGCCGGCGTCGTCCGCGTCGTCAAACGGACGCTGGTCGAGTGGGTGCTCGCCTATCGCACGGCTTCGGACGCCGAGGACGCCCGCCGCAACGCGGAAACGCGTTTGCGTATCCAGCGTTACAGGCTCTTCCGCAACCGCCCACGCCGACCTGAGCCCACCCCGCTGTCCAACGACTCCCAGGCCGCGAAAACGCGGGCTGGCGCCCATGGGGACACGGTGCCCACCCTCCCCGCCATAAAT